CAGGGCTGTATGGACCGCTGCAATCGAACCGCATGGGAGACCTCGCGGTATCGTTCCTTGCCTCGCGACGGACAGGATGGTTTGCAAGCCGTCGAGATTTTTGGAACTCGCGCATGGGTGAGGTCTATCGAGACACAGTCTCAACAATCACGGCAGAAAAGTTCAAGTCGTTAGTAGAGCCGTATTCACGCGGCACGCTTCCAGACGGATTCAAGGCTGACTTGATTATCATCGCAGTTGACGTGCAGACGAATCGTTTTCCATACGTCGTCATGGCGCTTAACTTCGCTGGTGACAAGCGCACCGTTGATCATGGCGACGCGCATAGCTGGCTAGATATTGATAACTTGCAGCGTGAATACTCTGGCCTTGCCGCAGAATCCTTTGTGATCGTTGACGTTGGTTTCGCACAGCGCAACGCTGAGACGCTGGAGGCTATTCACTTGCGCCGGGAATCAGGGTGGCTTGGCGCACGCGGTGCCGAACAGACCGCAGAAATGACGAAGCTCCAATTCATGGACCCGTTCCTTGGCACGAGGCAGGAAGGTGCGACTCAGATTCCAGTTATTTACATCTCGGCATATGAGTTTAAGGTCGAGTGGGAGAAGATGTTCATGCGTGAGAACGATACATGGCGGACCTATTCGCTCGCTGAACATCCAACATCTCGCGAAATCGCAGAACAGACAGAATACTTTGCGCAGCTTTTAGACGAACGCCGCGTCCCGCGTAAGAGACTATTGCCCGGTAAATCCGCCTACGAGTGGAAGTCGAGGGCCGGGAACAACCATTCATTCGATTGCCACGTTTACATTCTTGCGCTATATTATTTCCTAAGCCGGAGTCGCACAGCGTTGCGATCGAAGGCCATGAATGAACGCCGTTCCGTTAAACGAACGATAACAGTAGGTTGATTATGAGTCTCAATATCTGCTTGCAACTCACGGAAAAAGAGGCATGTGTATGGTCATGCCCTACACACCGACCGGCGGCGAAACGATAGGCGAACGGCTCGAACGATTGCGGACCGAGCTTGCACGCGCCCGCGAAGTAATCGCCCGTGTTGAGAACAACGGCGCCTCGTTCAACATGGGCGGAGTCGCGATCACACAGGCTGCATACGAATCAGCGCAGGTCCGTGAGCGTAGGCTAATGCTTGAGGTATCGGAGCTTGAGCGTCGCCTAACTGGTGCTGTCTCGCCGCGAGTTGCGCAAATCCAAACAAGGATGCCATAAATGAGACGCAATCTCAACTTAAGCATCTTGCCATATCAGACGACGTATGACGCCGCCGCAACGAATGCCGAACGCGACTTTGGATTTGCTGGCGGAATGGCAACTGAGGATGCCGCCTTCACGGATGCCGTGCGTTCCGTTGCCATTGGACGAATCAGAAAAGAGGTTCGCAATAACCCATATCTTGCCGGGCTAATTGCAAAACTTCCTGAGGCTATAGGGACGAGTTCGCTTCGAAGCCGGACCGGAGACCGTGCATACGACTTCGCAAAAGAGACTTGGTGGTTTCGGACGTCGCGTAAGATCGGATCGCTTCGTGAGTCGCTTCGCACAATCGAAGGCATCTTCTGGCCGGAGATGGCCATGTGCGGAGAGATATTTTTCATCAAGCTGACGGATGGCCGGGTGCAGCTTGTGCCATCCGAGTTCTGCGGCGGTATGCGTTTCGCGGTTGAAAATCCTGATGGGACACGCGAGATCAACGGAATTGGATACGACAAGAACGGCTTGCCATCATACTACCGTTTCGGGCGTACAACAATATGGGGTGGTATCTCATTCACGGATGGAGATACGACGATCGTTAAAGCCTCAAAGGTGATTCACGTCTTCAAGCGCGACCGCGTTTACATGGGCCGCGGGCTACCTGCTATTTTGCCATGCATCACGACTGCACGGGATCTTTATGAAATCACGCGTGCGAAGACGAAGCAGATCAAGGACGTGACGGTCTTCAGCGGTTACGTTAAAAAAACCGAGCGCGGAACCACCGGCATCAATGGATTGTCAGGGATGCGCAGCTACCGGGACGAAGAGAATACGCAAGAATCATCTACTGATCCTGCGGATCGTCAGCACGAGGAAACGCAGACGCTCCGGATTGCTCCAGGTTGCATCCCGGAAATGGATACTGGCGAGGAAATCGTATCTCTGATGTCTAAGTATGAGGCTGCTGACTACAAGGATTTGATAATGTTGATGCTCCACGCGATTAGCACACCACTCGGACTGCCTGTCGAGCTTTGGTTTTCTGGTCTTGGTGATGTCAACTACTCCGGATTTAAGGGACTGGGTGCGCAATGGGCATCGCGTCGCAAGGAATATATCGCTATCGAAGAGGAACTATTTCTCAATCCGCTCCTCGAATGGCGCACCGAATATGCGCACGCTGTTGGTGATCTTCCCACGACGAAGCTCGATGAAGATTTAATCGACTGGCGCTGGAAACGGGCGGCCATACTTGACGACGACAAGCAAGCGAGCGCAGTTGCGAAGCGGCTTGCATCTGGAGAATCCTGCATCGGAGACATTTGGGAGGAAAACGGTAGCTATGCGGACGAAGAACTTGCGAAGCGCCGGGCGCTTTACATTTCAGGACTAAGGGCGTCAGGAGAAATCGAATCAGACGCAGATGACACATCCGTAAAAGTTCCGCTTGCATTTTTGTTCGGAAATCAGATTATTGCACCAGTTGAGTCTAAGTCTCAACAAATAGACAAGGAAAACGACGATGCCGAAACGCAACAAGAAGCTCAAGCTCGATGATAGTGGGAAAGTCCACATCTCGCTTTCTTTGCCAACAGCCAAAAAGCTGGCGGTGGACACAGAAAAGGCGACGCTTTCCAACGTTCTGCTGATGCAGGCTGGTCGCGAGGCGACTGGTCACGGCATCTACCTAGACGCGCAGACGATTCAGACCGCGCTCGATGTGGTATCATCTCTTGGTGGTCAGGTTCGCGGATACTATACACACGATCATCGTGGCGGATGGATGGGCGGATGGGAAAATATCATCGAAGCTAGCGCATCTGAGATGGCTATACCGGGCTATTTTTCAGATTTGAGAATTGAAAAAGATCAGCTCATTGCTGGCACGTTCACTTTTTATGACGCCTTCCGCGCTGCTCATCCTGATATTGTGTCTCAGTTGATGGAGATGGCCGATAAGACCCCAGCACTGTTAGCCCAGTCGCTGGAGCTTTGGGGCTATGCGGTTTATGTCGGCGAAGACGGAACTGAGTACTCGCAGGAGCCTGACGACGAAGACCTACTCTACAACGGGATGCCGGTAATGCGCGTTACCGATGTTTTCGGCAGCGCATTCGTTGCCGCAGGTGCCGCAACCGACGGACTATTTGCGCGCCTCTCTCGCAAGATCAGCGGAACGGAGATTCCGCCAGAAGCGGTATCACAACTTAAGACAATTTTCGCCGAGTTTTCGGCAGAGCAAGCACAGAAAACCAAACAGGAACAGGATCAAGATATGAATCTCATCAAGGCCCTCAAGGCCGCCATCAAGGACGAGGCCCGCCTCGCGAGGGCCTTGGCAATTGTTGCGGGGTCAGAAAACCCCGACAACCTCACCGCAGATACCATTCTTGCCAAGCTCGACGCCGAAGATTCGGCTAAAAAGCAGGCAGAAGCCGTTGCGTTTGCTGCAAAGGCGGCAGAAATGGAAGCCCAGCTTGCTACGGCAAATGCCAAGGTCGCCCAGCTTGAGGCACAGAATGCCGCCGTGCGAAGCCTCGGTGTTGAGAAGCCGTTGAATCTCGGCACGCTTGGCGTGTCAGAAGGTCGCCAGCTTACCGGTATATCGGCCAAGCTCGCCCCGAGGTTTGCCGAGAAGGGAGTGAACCTCGCCATCTCGACCATCTCCAGCATGATCGTGCCGGAAATCTGGATTCAGGGCATGGCCACTGAGCCGATCGTTGAAAAGTCGAACATCATGGATTCGCCGATGGTGGCGAGCAATCCGTTGTTCGTCCAGATCGCGAGCGGTGCTGGAACGTCCGCGCAGATGCCTTTCTTCAAGGAGCCGAACTTCACGGACGAAATTCAGGTCGAATCAACCGCGCCGACATACAATGGCGTGTCGCAGATCAAGGCCGTTTCGCCGATTTTGAATCGCGTATCTAGCTTTGGCGCATCCTCACTTGCCGCGCAGGTATCTGGAACCGATCCGGTTGGCGAGTGCCTCAGGTATCTCGGAACGATGCGCAAGCGCCAGCGTCAGGCCTCGATCCTAAGCGTGTTGCGTGGTGGATTCGGTGCGCACACTGACACGACTGCTGCGCTGAACTCGATCCGCAAGAACAACTGCACAACCACCGGAACGATTGCGGAGGCCAATCAGATTGACCTTTCGACAATCCGTACCGCCGCATCGTTGCTCGGTGAAAACTGGGCCAATCTTGTTGCGCTTTGGATTCATCCTGACATTCTCACTGCGCTTTCAGATCAGGACGTGACGGACTACATCACGCCGTCAGAAGGTGGGTTGTTCCTCAAGGGTTATCGCGGATGCGTGATCTACACCAGTTCTTTGCTCAAAACAACTGCCACGATTAATGCAGTGGAAGACGTGCCGATCTACCGCAGCTACCTCATGAGCGCGCGCAGCATCGGCATCGGCGAGAAGCCGCAGAGCACGATGATCGGTGATGTCGCATCGATCACCGAAGAGGCGCTTGCCTCGATCAACGATCGCAAGGTCTTTGACCGCACGCGCTTTGTCCTCGGTCTCAACGGACTGAGCTGGAAGGGCACACCGGAAGGCCAGAGTGCGACCAACGTCGAACTTGCGACCATCGCAAACTGGGAGCTTGCTAAGAACGGCGGCACCACATTTGACCCGATGAACGTCGGTATCTCGGAAATCGTCACCAACGGTTAACAATTCCGCCCTGAAAATGGGCGGGTTTCATGGTGTTGTGGCGGCGGAGACTAGGACATCTCCGCCGCCTTTCACCGAAGAAAGGGAAAAATGGCATCATTCAATTTCACCGAACGACTCACAACCGGCAAGAACGGCTCGAAGTCTATCAACGCGATTTTGACCAGCTTCATAGCTGCGATCGCTGCATACCTTGACTCGCTGCTTAACGCAGGAGTTGACACGGACAATCTAACGGACGGCGCAGTGACAGCAGACAAGCTTGACGCAGGGGCCGTGACAACTGAAAAAGTTGACGCCGAGGCAATCACTGGCAACAAGCTATCATCCACATGCCAGAGGTTTTTTTACATCACCGGCGGAGAGTCCACGAGTGCGGCTGTTGATCTTACTGCGACTGGCGGTTTGTCAACCGACAGAATCGTAACTGTGCTCGATGTCACGGCAAAGGACGTTGTTGACAAGACATGGTTTGCCCCAGGAGACGACATCATTACTCAAGAAATTGGGCATGACCTTCACACGTCGAGCCTGCTGTTCGTCGTCTTAGCCGACGAATCATAACGCGAAGGCAACATCATGATCATGCAAACGCCCGAAGACATCGAACAGATTCGCCGCACGAAAGCACGTCGCATTCGCATCGAAGCGAAATGCAGACGCGATCCAGATGTGAAGGACTTGATGCGTCGCGTCGAGAACCTGACTGAAGAAAATCGTATTTTGCGCGAACGGCTCAACACTCTGGACGATCCGGCAGCGGCGGACGTGGAGGCGAAAGCTTCTGAACCGACACGCGGGCCTGGACGTCCACGCAAGGCATGATCGACAGGACAGACATGGCTGCACAGCTCGCTGGCATCTGCGGATACGCGGGTGCCAGCGTTTCTTTCAGTGTGAAAGGAGGCGCAACGCTGGCGACGCCGTATGTGTTCAATGCGATCTTCTCGGCGCCGCGCTTTGATACGCGCATCGGCGAAATAGCGATTGACACGGAATACCCGACGATTGCAGCACCGAAAGGCATCTTCTCAGGAATTGAGCGTGGCGATCTATGCGCCATTGATGGCGTTAATTACAGTGTGATTCGCTTGATTCCAGACGGATACGAAACCATGAAAGCGTATCTAGCTTATGAGTAACGTAAGATCACTCATCGACCTTAGAGCTGACCCTCGCGGCGTGGCCGTGATCCGCGAAGGATTCCAAAACCTCGACAAGAATCTGACGAAGGCGATACGGCGTGCCGTTTGGCAGACATCACGCAGGATCAAAAAGGAGATCGACCAAGCTTTTATTCGCGTTTCGCATGTCAAGGCCAGCGTGATCAAAGGTCGATTGTTCCTAAAGTTCAAGACAGCTCAGACCAGCGAAGGGGGATATTATTCATCTGTTTGGATCGGTCTCAATCCGCTATCGTTGTCAAAGATGAATCCGATCAAGCAGGCTGGAGGCGTTCGCGCTGGGCCGATCTTTGTCGCTGACGGATTCATGCCACGGGGCAAATACGGAGATACTGTTTTCAAGCGGCGTTATGATTCTCAGAGGCTACCATGGGACAAACAGTTTTACAATTTTGACGAGGATATGATGCGCGAACTAACGCAGACCGTCATGCCGAAAATTGAAGCAATTTTTGCCGATCAATTCCAGAAAGAGGTGGTCGGCCTATTCTATGAGCGCGGACTGCGCAGCGCCGGGCGGCAGCGGGCGAGAAAGGCAAGAGTATGAGTGAGACCTATACCGATGAAACTGGTATCAACATCACCGCGTTGCACGATGCAATCCAGACTTACTTGCGTGCCGCATTTCCATCGACTGGCATTGGAGCCGTTCCGACCATCGAGCACTACACGCGACCGGCCAAAACCTTTGCAACCCCGGCCATCTTTTTCGAGCTGACTGGTATTGACCCACAAAGTGATGGAGACGACAGCGGCAGCGAACAGTTCAATGCTTCGCTATCATTTTCCACGTATGTCTGTTGTAGTTATCGCGCCGAGTCCGCGAAGCTCGCCGTGCGCGAATTGGTAGCGAAATTGATCGAAGAAATCTGGGATAATTCTTGGTCGCTTCCGGTCAGCGGAGCCGAAATCATCACCGCACAGCCCGATCAATTTTCTGTCGAACCCGGCGGAACCGGTATCGGAACATCTCAGGCGTTTGAAGTATGGCGCATCGACTGGACGCAAGACGTGAAGCTGGGAGCAAGTGTTTGGGCTACCGATCCTGAGACAATCCCTACGAACGTTTTCTGCGGATGGGATCCAAAAATAGGAATCGACCATGTAGCGGATTACGATCAAGTTATCCCAGAAGGCAGCGATCCTGAGGAATAAAATGGGTAGCACAGCCAGAGATTTCGAAGTTGCAGAACTCACGCGACGCCTAGCAAACGTGGTGCGTCTAGGCATTATTAACAGTGTCGATACAACTTATGCTCTTGCGACGGTCAAGATCGGGGCGAATATAACGCGTCAGCTCCCGTGGCTCACGATGGCGGCTGGAGAAGACAGAACATGGAGAGCACCAAGCGTCGGCGAACAAGTAATTGTGCTGTCGCAGAACGGCGAAATCTCGACAGGAGTGATACTTGTAGGACTCTATACGACGGCGAAAGCCGCGCCAGACAACGCCGAAGGAAACTGGACGATCGTTTTTCGTGACGGCGCGACCATCAAGTATGATACCGCAGCCTCTGCTTTGAGCGTAACAGGATTTGAGACGATCAACATAGACGGATCTGGCGCGGCCACGATCAACATTGGAGGCGACGCGAATGTGACAATAGGCGGAGAAGCGTCGATCAACGTCACCGGTAACACCAATTTAACAACACCGACGCTCGTGCTCGACGGTGACATGAACTGCACGGGCACAATCACGGCTGATGAAGACGTAGTCGGCGGTGGCATCAGCTTATCGACTCATAAACATGGCGGCGTACAAACTGGTGGAGGAACGACAGGAACACCAATTTGAGCTTGCGTCTCAACAGGCGAATAACAGGATTCTGACATGCGCGGAACGAACAGCAACACCGGGGCGGAAATCGAAGGTCTGGCGTGGATTCGTCAGGCGATTACCGACATCCTGACAACGCCGATCGGAACCCGCGTCGGAAGGCGAGATTACGGCTCACGACTATTCGCTCTGACTGACTCGACGTTGAATCAAGAAGGGCTGCTTGCGCTTTACACTGCAACAATCGAAGCCCTGAACAAGTGGCTTGTCGATCAGTCCGGGAATCGGCTCATGCGCATTGACCGAGTTCTGGCTACCGTTTCTGCTACCGGGAAAACCGTTATTGAAATTGTTGGAACGTTGCTATCGGACGGAACAACTGCATTGATCGGAGGAATCGCGGTATGAGTGCAATCGACCTATCTACTTTGTCCGCGCCAACGATTGTCGAAGTTAAGACATTCGATAATATACTTTCAGATATGCTGGCCGACCTCGCGACTCGTGCCCCTACACTTGTTATCTCTGTCGCAGATCCTGCCTACAAGATTCTTGAGGTGGCGGCATATCGAGAAATGCTAATCAGGCAGGAAGCTCAGGACGGTGGGAAGCAGGTAATGCTAGCCTATGCGACAGGAGCGAACCTTGATCAGATCGGCGCAAACTACAACTGCGCCAGACTGACAGGCGAGACGGATGCGAATTACCGAACGCGCATCGCCCTTTCTCTAGAAGCAATTTCTACCGCAGGTCCGACTAACAGTTACCGATATCATGCGCTAAGCGTCGAAGGCGTGGCAGATTGCAGCGTTGCCAGCCATACCGAGGATTCATCCATTGATCCGGGCACGGTAGTTGTTACGGTTCTGGCCACTCCGACGGAAGACGTGCCGAATGGAACTCCAACGGATGAACTCATAGAGTCCGTGTACGCCGCACTAAATTCCGAAGATGTGCGTCCTCTAACTGATACAGTGCTAGTTCAAGCTACGACGGTTATCGAGTATGCTATTTCGGCGAAGCTCTACTTTTATCCCGGACCGGATTCGGAAACAGTGATGTCGGCGGCTCAATTAGACGTTGAGGCTTATGTTGAGTCTTGCCGAAGGGTAGGATATGACATTGCTCGATCCGGTCTTTTCGCAGCGTTGCATCAGTCAGGCGTCGCACGCGTTACTATCGCGAGTCCATCGGCTGATGTTACCATTGATTATGACGAGATCGCATACTGCACAGGCATTATCCTGACGAATGGAGGCATCGCTGTATGAGCGACACAACGTCACTGCTTCCACCGAATGCGACGACTCCAGAACGTGCGCTTTCAAGTTGCACGGCGAGAACTACCGCGCTGGCCGTTGGTCCAAAGTATCGATCCTTGTGGTCGCCCGAAACCTGCCCGGCTGCAATTCTACCGTGGCTCGCTTGGGCGTTACACGTTGACGAATGGGACGCAGACTGGACCGAGGAGCAGAAGCGTCAGGTAATCGCGGATTCAGTTGCGACGCACAAGACGAAAGGCACCATCGGTGCGCTGAAGCGTGCGCTTGATTCGTTGGGATACGAGGTTACTGTTGACGAGAATACAGGCGATGTTTTCACATTTCGAATCGCCGTGAATCTTAATCAGACTGGTCCGATCACAGGAGACCAATTCCTTGCCTTGAAGCGCGTGGCGCTTGCAAACAAGAATGCGCGGTCGCATCTTTCGTCTATAAAATCGGAAATGAGCTACACGGCAGGCGTCTACGTTGGCATTGCGCAATGCAGGGCGCAGACGGTTACAGTTATCGTGCCGCCATTTATTTTCGAAACACAAGAATGGGACGGTACACAGGATGACGATCTTGACACCGTAAATATTGAGCGAACGATGGATATTGACCTTGGACTTACGTTTATCGGAGGCTCAGAAGAGACCGCGACTGTTGCAGATCCGCAAACAGAAACAATTGACCTTGGACTTACGTTTATCGGAGGTGTTGAATGAATATCGGATTGAAAGGCTATTTCGACAATTTTGCATTTCAAAACCGTAAGACGGGCGACCGTATCCCCGCGACCGGAATGCCGACGAGCAAAGTCAATCTCATAACCGATGCCGGGCTAGACATGCCCGCAACAAACACATGGTATGGGTGTTTCCAATACATGATGATTGGTACAGGTTCTACTCCGGCGACCTACGCGGACACGGCACTTGAAGCTCAAATCGCGAGCAGCAACACCTATTCAGGGACGGAAAACGGGCGCACCTATTCCGTTGAAGCCAAGACCGTAACGCTCTGGACAACTTTCATCATTCCTGGTAGCGAGTCCGACCCGACCGTATTCCGCGAAATGTCAGTCGGACCAGACGGAACAGCAGCCTTTAATCGAATCGTCCTGTTAGCTAACGTCACGATCCCAGCAGGATACGATCTTGTTGCACGCTACAACATTGTGCTGACAATAGCCTCATGGATGACACCGTTTGACCTTACTATGATTTTCGGAGTCGTGCCAGCACAAGGAAAATTTATGTCGCTAAGCGAGGTAGCGCATCCTGAATATATTCTCGACGAAATATCATCGTCTCGCATCTCTCCCGGAAATCACGGGCTTGAACCATCTACGACGACGAATGAAAACTTTGACAGTATTAGACCGTTCACGACACAACCATCTGTGCTCAGCTCATCCACAACATACGGCGAGCTAGAGTTATGTTGTGGGACAACGAGTTACCAGTGGTCAATATCAACCTATGCCGCAGGAACGCATTACAGAGATCGAGTTTACACGATTCAAGCAGATGATTACTCACAAGAAGCGTTATATGGATTTTATGTGAGATATGGCTATTTAGATGGCACATCATACTATCGTCGATTTTTCTTTGTTTTCCGTTCTGCCGCTGGATTTATAAAACCAGCGGCAGAAACATGGACCGTCACTGAAAGAATATCTTGGGGGAGATCGGAATAATGAGCGACACCTATACAGCCATCCTTACAAACCAAGGCCTCGCGAAAATCGCGGCTGCCATAGCGGATGCTACCACTATTAATTTAGCAGTAATCGCTCTCGGAGACGGTGGCGGGAACCCTGTGACCCTCAATGCAGGCCAGACCTCCCTCGTAAGGCAGGTGTCAGCTTCAGCAATATCTAGCTTGGTTTACAACGCAGAGACTCCGACGCAATGCACGGTGGACGCTCTGTTTGAGGAAGATGATGGAGGCTACACCATACGCGAATTCGGGGTATTCGATTCCGACGGTATCATGATTGCGGTGGGTTCTACACCGGACCTCCCTAAACCTACCGTGGCAAGTGGGGCCGCTATTGAGCACATTCAGCGGGTTGTCTTCGATGTAGGCAACGCGTCCGCAGTCACAGTGGAGATTGACGCCAACATTCTGAAAGCAACACGGGCGTGGGTTATCGATAACTACTCGATTTCCATGCTGTTGCCGGGGGGTACGACGAATCAAATTCCCTACAAAAAGTCTAACGCGGATGGGGATATCGGATGGACGGATCAATCTGGAGATGTTGTTTACTCGGTGAATGTCGTTGAGGAGAAACAAACACTTTCAGAGAGTCAGACTGTAATAAACCTTGCCATTTGTTCAACTGACGGTGCAGCAGTGTACATTGGTGCTACAGCAACGACATTGGAGCGTCTAGCTAGTGATCAGTGGGTGGCCACTGACTCCGATACCATTACACTTTCTGCACCTGCTACGGCGGGGCAGATCGCCCTAATTGTGCAGAATGAGCCTGCCGGGCAGCTTGAGTTTCTTAGCACTGCTGGGCACTTATCGGAAATCGCAGATCAAGGGGTGGCAGCACAGCAAGATGCCTGTGCAAACCTTGGGTTACCGGTAAACCTGACCGCCCTGGAAAAGACAGTGGCACAGTTCATCATGCGGGTTGGTTACATCCTCACTACCTCGGACCCGGCAAACCCAGCAACCTACTACGGATTTGGAACATGGGAGCCCATCGTCGGAAGGGTCTGCATTGGCGTTGATCCAGACGATCCAGAGCTCGCAACGTCAGGACTAACAACAGGTTGGAAAAACATAACCCTGTCGGCCTCCCAGATTCCGGCACACGCGCACACTCAGCAGGGAACGTTCGCCACTGAGGCAGGTGGGCTACACTCACATACAACACAGTATCAGGGTTCGCAGGATGACGACGGTGATAACGGAACGGATATTATTAACTCAAGTGCTACTAGCCAGAGGACAGGAACCCGGACTCTGTCTTCCTCTACTGCTCCAGCTCACATCCATAGCCTTACTCTTAGCGGGGATACTTCTGTGATCGGCGGCGGCGAGTCCCATTCGAACATGATGCCGTGTATTGCGAAACATATCTGGAAGCGGACGGCGTAATATGGACACTGCTGACATTTTGCGAATGCTCTTGGAAGCGCTTTTTATCCCGCTTTTGATCGGCAGCGCGACGCTACTGACAAAGCTCAATAATACACTTGTTGAGCTTCGGGCGACAGTAGTGGCTCTCAAAGAAACGTGCGATGAGCAGAGGAATAACGTTCAGGATTTGTACAGCCAGACGCGAGACCTCGATCGCCGGGTGACACGACTTGAGCCGAGAATGCGCGAAATCTGAAAAACAACTTGCAACGAGAACGAATCTCAACAATCTGAAAATTAAGGAGAGTCATAAAAAATGAGCGAGACCTATAATCACGGTGTGCGAGTCGAAGAAATCACCACGGGGGCGCGATCAATCCGCACAGCGGCGACTTCGATCATTGGTATTGTTGGCACTGCGCCCAATTCTGAAGCCGGAGTCAGCGCAACGCTGACCATCGGCACTGGCACATCTGCACTTACTTTTACTGCTGTCGCTGCGGAAGCGGCTGGAAATGATATCAGCGTTGCGCTGGTCAATCCGGGTGAGGACAGCCAGTCATTGGCCGTCGCGCTTGCCGGTAAAAAGATTACCGTCTCGCTTGCTACAGATAGCGAAAGCGTAATCACGTCGACTGCTGATCTAATCAAGGCCGCGCTTGACGAAGACACCGATATCGCTGCTCTCATTGCCACGACTTCCGGCGGTACTGGTGTTGTCACCGCGAGCGTCGAGAAGTTTCTAGCGGATGGCGAGGACGAAGCCTTTCCGCTCAACACTCCAGTTCTTCTCACGCCATCGAACGGCGAAGTTCTGCGACTTGGAACGGCTGGCTCGCTCTACTACGCGATCCAGAATGTTTGGAATCAGGCGGACGCTGTATGTGTTGTGGTGCGTGTGGCTCAGACGACGAGCGACGCCAATGCGGCCACGATCACCGCTGTTGCTGGAGACTTTTCCGCCCGCACCGGAGTTTACGCGCTTATAAAGTCGAAGAGCGTCACCGGCTATACACCTCGAATTCTTATCGCTCCCGGCTTCACTCAGGAAACTTCCGTCCTGACAAATTTCATCTCCGTCGCGAACAAGCTTAAGGGCATGATCTACGCGGATGGACCGAACGCGACGGACACCGACGCCATCTCATACGCAGCTACCTTCGATTCTCGCCGAGTCGTGCTTTGCGATCCGAAGGTCAAGGTCTCGCGATCCAGCGGAATTGTAACGGAGCCGTGCAGCTCTATCTTTGCTGGTATTCAGGCTGGAGTTGACAACGACACAGGCTTTTGGGCGAGTATGTCGAACAAGCCCATTACCGGCATTGTCGGAACAAGCCGCGCAATTGATTTTGCGATGGGTGATGCGACGAGTTCGGCCAATTTGCTCAACGGTGCTAATGTGGCGACGATCATCAACGAAAATGGATACCGCACATGGGGAAGCCGAACGCTTTCGAGCGATGCAACCTTCGCATTTTGCAACGTGGCCCGAATCGCGGACATTCTTGCAATAACGCTGCAAACGAATCATCTATGGGCCGTTGATCAAAACATCACTACGGGCTATCTGGCCGCCGTTTCGGACGGAGTGAACGCATACATGCGCTCTCTGATTTCGCAGGGTTGCCTGACAGGCGCTCAGAACGTGGCCAAGCTAGTCAACTGTTGCGTGCCAAACACCGCGCTCAATACCCCGGCTAACATTGCGGCTGGCAAGGTTTACTTCGATTTTTACTACACCCCGACTTATATCGCGGAACAGATCACGTTCCGCCAGATCATCAACACAAACGGTCTCGAAGACTTAACCGCGTAATCGGAGCATAAATCAATGACACCTTCTCAAATCGTCAAGAATTGCGCACTGCACATCGATGGGATCGGCTATGCTGGTAAAGTCGATGAGATCACCGTTCCAAAAGTGGTCGAAAAGACAGAAGAGCTTTTGGCAGCCGGAATGATCGGCACTCGTAAAATGGGCACCGGCGTGCTCGAAGCGATGGAGGCTACGTTTATATCGAAATCAATTCTCGCCGTTTTTGTAGCCCAGATGGGCGGCATCAACAAGCGATGGAAGCTCTCACGCGCTTTGAAGAACATTGACGGAACGGTAAAGGCGGAGTCTTTCGTTCTTATCGGCGATGTGCATTCCAGTGAGGACGGCACCTCGAAGCCAGGGGAATCGGCAACGCTTACCGTGACGATGGATGTTAATCATTATGAGCGATATATTGACGGCGTAGAGTTGATTTACATCGACATCGACACCGGCGTTTACCGCGTGAACGGAATCGATCTCTCTGCCGACATCATGCGAGTAATCAACAGTTAACGGACATAAACACCATAAACACCATGAGCACTACAGAAACTTCTACGATTACGCTCTCCAGACCTGCTAAGATCGGGGGGACGGAGGTATCTGAACTCCATTTCCGCCGCATGTCTCAGGGTGACAAGCGGCGTGCGATAAAGCAGACTGCTGGCGTGGCCGATGAGCTTTCGCGGTTGTCGGACATGAATATGTTTCTTGCGACTTCGCTCTGTCTCGAAGGGCTGACGCCTGAAAGTTACGAATCGCTTGACGGCGATGATGGAGCGGCGATCGACACGATGATGCAGTCTTTTTTAGCCCCTTCTTCGCCGGCGACGGTGTAGCGCGGGTCATCGTCGCAATTCGTTTAGCGCGGTTCATCGTCGAGTATCTTGACGACGAGTCCACGATAATCATGCGCAATATTATTGCGCTTGGTGCGTTCGCTCACTTTCAGCCTAGCGAATGTTGGGCTATGGACGATACGGATTTCCGTGATTTCGTTGACATTGTGTCGGAAGAGATTGATAAACAATCGAAAGATACGCACTGATGGCCACGAAAAAACTCAACGCGGTAATCGGCATCGGAGCCGAACAAAATGGAAGTTTCCGCACCACGATGGGCGGGATTGATAAGGCGTTGGGTTCTACCGCCGGGCGCGTTCGTGCTCTTGATGCGGCTGCTGGTAATATTGCAGGATACCGAAAGCTTCAAGAGGCATTGCCGAAATCGGCTCAAAAGGTCGAAGCAGCAGAGGCCAAGCTGGCAGCAATGAGAGCCGAACTGGCCGCTACAGGCGGCGCATCGGTAGCGCTGAAAAATAAGATTGGCGAACAGGAAGCGCGGGTAAACGGATTAAGGGCTGCATACGATCGCAATGAAAATCAGCTTCGCTCGACACGCGACGCGCTGAAGGGCGCTGGCGTTGATGTAAAGCGGCTTGCAGACGAAGAGAAGCGGCTTGCTGCGGAAGCTGCGCGGACAACTGCAATTCTCAAAGCACAAACCGCAGTCAAGGTGCAAATGGGAAATCTGCGCAGGAGCTTTGGCGAGGTAAAGAGCGCGGCAATGGCCGCTGGGATCTCATTTGCTGCGGCTGGATACGCGCTTAATCGAGTCGTTGGAGGCGCTGCGCGTGCGGGTGACGAAGCAGCTAAGACGGCAGCCAGTCTGAACATGTCGGCAAGCGCGCTTCAGCAGTGGCAATTCATAGGGATGCGGCAGGGTGTGACTGCCGACTCAATGACCAAGGCTTTTGAAAAACTGAATGAACAGATCGACGATGCCGCGCTGAACGGCGGAAAAGCTCGCGAGACACTCGGAGAGCTGAACCTCGATCCAGATTCATTGCGAGCTGCGTCAGCGACTGAGCGGATGCAGACGATTTCTGTAGCACTCCAGAATTACCGGGGCCGAATGTCGAAAGCCGCGATCGTGCAAGACCTGTTTGGCAAGGGTGCGCTGCGGATGCAAGGAGTCCTGAAGCTTTCAACGGAAGAGCAAGCCGAACTTGCTCGCGAGGCGGTCCGAAGCGGATACGCGCAGACAGCAGCGCAGGCCAAGGCGGCGGAGGCGTATCAAGATTCGCTGACATCGCTTCAGGCATCGATTGAGGGCGTCCGCAACAGCTTTGCCCAAAAACTTTTCCCGGCATTTTCGGCTGGTATGGACTGGCTTACGCGCAACACATGGGCTCTTAAGGCGGCCTTCGCAGCAGTTGCGTTAATTCTTGCGACGGCATGTGTGGTCAGCGTTGTCAAGCTTGGCAGCGCATCCGTATCGGCATTCCGCGACGTGCGCAAGTTGCTGCTTGCAATGCGCGTGCTCGGAGCTACAGAGGCGGCTGGAGGGAAAGCTGGTATTTTTTCAAAGATGCTCGGAGGTGCAAAGTCAGTGATGCCTTGGCTGACGAAAATCGGAACCGCTGTCATACCGATGATTGTTGGTGCCGCTACGACTGGGGCTACTGCGATTGGAGCGGCAATAGCTGCGATACCGATCGTAGGATGGATTGCGGCCGCAATCACTGTGATCGCATTCCTCGTTTGGAAGTACTGGACGCCTATCAAAAAGTTTTTCGTTGGTCTCGGTCAGTCGATCGCGCACGCTTTTACATGGGCTTTTGGGATCGGGGCCAAGGCCGTGCGCGGATTCGTTGGAATATTCCGTGGATATGTGGCCATATTGCAAAAAATAGGGAAAACCATCATCGACATCATGCTTGCGCCATTCCGCGCTATCAGATCGGCGATCGAATGGGTGCAAGGAAAGCTCGGACTTAGCGGAGGCGAAACGGCTAACGTCGCAAAGAGCGCGGCCAGCCCGGCAGCAGCGCAGGGTCGGCGGACGACAGCGGCTCCTATGGCAGCAACACGAATGACAGCCATTTCCCCAGCGGCGGCGCAGGGAAGGCGCGGCGCGACCGTAAACTCCCAGCAAACCAATAATTTTACGATCAATACCCAGCCAGGCCAGTCGCCGGAACAATTTGCGACGGCAACAGTCCGGGCCCTTGACGCACGCGAGCGCGAACGTACGCGCCGGGCAATGGTAGATTACTCACCCGCTATGGCTGGAGGGATGGCATGAGCACGATGATGCTTCAGCTTGGAGCTTTTCAGTTTTCGACATCGACAGCATGTTTTGCGGAGCTGCAACGATCCGCAAGCTGGGAATGGGCAGAACAAGGCATCTATCAGCGCACTCCAGCGTTGCACTATACCGGTTCGGCAGCAGAGACGATAACGATCTCATGCACGCAGTTGATGCGTTACAACAGCCCGCTGAAAAGCGGTGCGACTCAAGCAGGACTATTGCGCGCAGAGGCCGAAAAAGGCCAGCCAATGCAGCTTGTGGCCGCAGACGGGCGCAATCTAGGACAGTGGGCAGTTGTATCTATTGCTGAGACTCAATCTCAATTCATGCGCGACGGAAGCCCGCAAAAGTCAACCTTTGAGTTGTCTCTCAAATACACCGGTAAACCATGAGCCAGACCTACCGTACAAAAGATGGCGATATGCTTGATGCAATTTGCTTTGAGCGATACGGCTCGACAGCTGAAACCGTCGAGGCTGTGCTTATCGCAAATACAGGACTCGCCGAACTCGGCCCGGTATATGTAGCAGGTATTGACATTTTGCTAC